AATATGTGTCTGTTGTAACGCTGCACGAATTTCATCGTTGGATACTGTTCCGTGATAGTTGACATTCGGAGTATCCAAACAAGCATCGTATAATGGTTGATATTCGTTATCTTTATCTTCCCATCCGTAAATCTTGAAACTAGAATAGATATCCAGTACCACGTTCTCTAATTTCATAGCACGAAATGCTCCTATCAATAAATCCAATCCACGATGAGGTGTGGAGATATAAGCAAGTCTTATTGTTCCGTCTTTTGGTTTTGTGTGAACAGGAATAGGTTGAATGGAGTTTTTGAGAACCACACTCTTTTCATATTCGATTCCAAGATCAAGGTGATATTTTTCAAGAGACCAATCAGAAGGAAAAACAAATCTATCAAACTTGTCTCGTTGACTTTTATCTTTTAGGAATTGTACTTCGGGGTCATTAGAGGTGTCTTGAAACCAAAGGATTTTTGGTTTATCTTCATAGTCACGAACTCTTGAAAGAATGATTTGGAAGTAGTTCCAGAGGTCATCAGGCACTCTCTCCTTGACTCTTTCGTAAATCAACTCACTACCACCCTTTGCATCCTTTGAAGCAATAACTATATCTTCAGAAGAAGGTAGTGGTGGTAACCCTTTTAGATTTCTTTCTCTAATCTCTTTTATCTTAGAGTCATCAAATTTCATCAAGCTCATAATTTTCTCATTTGTTTGTATAATATAATTATAACAACTACTGACAACATTGTCAAGTTTTTTATTGGAAAAGATTTCCCTGAAATGTTCCACTCAATCGGTATAAAAGATGGCCAAGGTGGAATACTTCTACGTCATTTCCTGTTTGTTGAATTCTTGTTGCTGTGATATCTGCTGCTGGTTTAGTATATTCTTTGATTTGTTTTGTGCTCGTTTCAATTAAATAAGGGTTAGATGTTTGGGGTAACATAACTTTCCTATTTGTGCAATCCTGTCTGACAGATATAATATGAATCTACGATATCTGAAACAGGATTAGAAATTTTGATTGACTTCGGTGATAGACGGTTTTGTAAATCAATATTCGTTTCTTCCAAAAATGTTTCATACATCAATTCTTTATTAGCATTTCCTTTTCCTGTGGCAATTTTTTTGATTACTGTTGGTGGAATCGTGGTGAAACGAAATCCATTTTGACTGAGTTTGTATTTGAGTATTCCTGTATTCTCTCCAATATTGAACACTCTTCCTGTCGCAGCAAATGCATAATCTTCTAAGTAAACGTGTTCCACTCTCCCATCAAACCAGCGGATACACTCAATTGTCCAATTTGCGAGATTTTCATATCTTTCAATCTCGTCTGAATATTTAGGATAATCGTGTGCTTTAAAATTATCAAAGGATTCGTGAGATTTATTTTTTTTAATAAAATGAAATTTACAATTTTCAAATTTGAGTTTGTCGTCAACAAGTTTTCCCACACAAACAGCAGGAGAAGTCAACGAATAATCTATTCCAGCGACAAACCTCATCTAATATTCAATATCATCATAATATGGCTCCATCAATACACCACAAAACGTACAATGAAATTCTACAGTATCTATCAAGTCTCCCCTCAATTCTCTTGTATCAAATGTTAGGGTATATACGGCATTGCACGCTGTACAGTCTACATCAGTTATTATCTCGTCTTCCATTTCGCTCCAAATTAATATTTTACATTATGATTCTATATATCTACAATCTCACATCCACTATCAGAAGAGCAAGCAAGTTCCTGAGAACCAGAGGTAAAGTCCTGTTGTTCAAATTTTGACAAAGTTGACCAATCAACATCTTGAGGAATCAATTTTGACATTTCCTCGTATTCATCCTTAGTGCAATCTTGGTAGGGTGCTTGACGATAAGTATGGTCGCTAAATGGAAGAAAAGAAATTCCACTAATATCGTCAAAATTTTCCCATACCCACGAACCAACTTCTGGCCATTCATTGTCTTTGACTGTAACTGTTATGGAAGGTTTGTGTTCACACCAATTTTGTTGGTATGATGACCACAATTCTAATTGTTCTATTGCTGTCATATCAGTTCTACAGATAGCACCTTTTGGACTCTGTGTAGGAAAAGAAAAGACAGTAGTATGATTTGGTTTCGTTACATCGGGTTCATTCGGAAATCCACTCTGTTTCATCATCTGACAAAGTGGGTCTTTGTTATCTGCTCTTACTGTCCGAATATAGTATGGACTATGCCGGGCATGAATACCGCTAGCACTATCAACAAGCTGACTAACAGTACCAGAAGGTTTAACACAAGTGATTGCCGCCGATCTTTTAACACCCAATTTATCCGCCCACTCTTTGTTCGTATCCACAGCCACTTTTCTAAGAGTTTGTAAAAGTTCATTTAATCCTTTCTTTCTACCACTCGTCAGCGGGTTGTCTAATATGCCGGTGAGCGAGACACCAAGTAGTCGTTCATCTGAACAGTTTCGCTCCCATTCTTTAGTAAGATATCTGAAGTTCGTGAGGGTGGATTGAAATGTACCAATGATAGTCGCAATCCGCACTTTCTTAGCAAGAGATTCGGCAGTGTCATGTCTTCTGACAATGCATTCGGATAGATTGCAAAATTCTCTACTTCTAAGTATAATTTCGCTACATGGATTAGTTCCAAAATCTTCTCTGGGCTCCCTCCTTTCAATGAACTCTTGATTTTCATCTTTTTCTCTTTCATTCAATTTCTCTACTTGTGATTTCGCCGAGGCACCATTATACATTCCCCTTTCACCAGATTTGGAGTCGTATAGTGACAACCATTCTCTCATAAAAGTTCCGACATTTGGTTTTTCTTTGTAATTTACTGAATTATTAGCAAGTGCTCGTTGCCCTTCACGTTCCCACCATTGACCAGATTTTGCTGTTCTCATTTCCTCATCGTTGAGGTCTGACAAACTAATAAGCGCTGAACGGCGAACACCTCCAACGACAACTATAGCTGCAATCTTGCATACTATGTCGTGACATTCGATGGGTTTGAGTTTTCTTCCTGCTGCATTTTGAAATATTTCCGATGAGAAATGAAACAAGTCATCCAATGGTTCCGGACCAGATGCTCTTCCTCCGAATGTTTTCAGGGGTTTTCCTGCTTCTCTTACTTTAGATAAATCCCATTGTGGAACTTGACCACTCCACAAGAGACTGAGTAATTCTTTGTATGCCTTCGCCCATCCAAGTTTGGAATCAGCAACTACTATTGTTGTATCTGTTGGATGAAATTCTTCCGCAATTACGGGCAAATGATTTACATGGTCTGCTTCTACTGAAAATCCTACTCCTGTTCCATTCATGAGAACATAAAGAATTTCATCAAAAGAACGTGGACTGTCAATCTTCACATAAGAACAATTGTATCCAGCAATATTTTCTTTACGGAGTGCTTCTCCTGCCGTCATCAAACAACGCATAGAAGGCATCACATTTAATGACAACACTTCTTTTTTCAATTTTTCCAGTTCACCATTTTCTAAATTATAACCACACATATCTTTTAGGTGTTCTTGAAAAAATCCAAAATATCGATTAACCGTTTCCCCCCATGTTTCCCTTCGTTTCTTATCATAATCCCATCTAGCGTATCTTGACAAATGAATAAATTGCTGATATTGGGTTGGTAATGTTTCGGGATCGGGTACGGTCATTTCTTTCTCCATATTGCTAGGTGAGTTTTTGCGTGCAGGTCTTTGAATGTATTTTTATTTATAATTTCAATTATTCTTGTTTGAATGATGCCTGAAAGTATCATGTCGTTTATATCTTTACAATCAGCTGAATCTGGCCAGATACAAATGTTCCAACCCTTATCGATGACTTTTTCCATCCTAGATATAATCTCTGTGTTTCTAGGTTCATTATCAAATATTATAGTTCCTTTATGATTATCCATCGCTTCTTTGATATCATCATTTCCTCTGAAACTAATATCTGAACCAGCCATCGCAATACTATTTGGAAGGAACATAGAATCAAATGGTCCTTCAACTATATGGAAAGGTTTCTCTAAATCCAAACGATCCAATCCAAATATTTTAGATGATTCCTCATCCATCTTAATAGTTATGTAACGTAATTTTGTGTTTGTAAATGCCCTACCTTGAAATGTAATTAGTTGTTTATTTTTATCAAAGAAAGGAATTACAATTCTCTGTTCATTTTCACTCAGTTCATATTCTCGGTTTGTCATCTTATTGACAAACTTTTTAAAATCATCTGTATAATATAGGTAATTCAAAAATTGAGGGGGAATAGAACGATTTATCAAGTATGTCTTAGCAAAATGGTCATCATCCAAATCACTGATTCGTGGTAATTCTATCTTTGAGTGAAATTTGGGTTGTTTATAATTAATTTTTGGGTCAGGTGTATTGTGACCCTTTCCTGTGATACCCTCTTTGTATCTCTCAAGAGCGTATTCCTTATAGGTTTCCCCATCAAATTGTTTGAGGAAGTTTGAGAAAGTGCTACTTTGACCACAATTATGACATCGGAAAAATAAATCGGTTCTTCTCTGGTAGAAATAACCACGCGCTTTCGTTTTACTCTTTTGAGAATCGCCGCAAAAGGGGCAACGGAAATTATACAATCCGTTGGTCTTTCGTTTGAAAAGAGAAAGCCGAGAAGAAAGGATATTTACATATTTTGTATCAATGTAAGAAGGCATAATATAATTATCTAATATTGTTAATTGTTATACAGTAAGTATAACATGCTCAATCGAAAATGTCAATTCAATTTTAGGGTAATATTTTTGGGATAACGTTTGTTAATAACCAAGCAACAAGAGTAGCTGCACCAATGGTTATCCATCTCCAACGTTCAAGAGATTCTAATTTTGTGTAAATCAAATTGATATCAGAGTTCATTCGGGTTTCGGTCTTATCAACCATCTGATTCATTTTATCTTGAAGATCTCCAATACGAGAGTGGAGTATTTTCATCTCTTCTCTAAACTCATTATCTGTCATTTTATTGACATCTTGAGCAGTCAATAACCTACCAATATTTTCTGACAAATCATTAAGTTTATTAGTAGAAGCATCTAACTTCTTCATTAGAGCGTCAAGTTCTTTGGTACGGTATTCGTCTTTTATTTTTAGAGTTTGAATATCCGTATTAAGTTTTAGAATAGATTCTTGTTCTGTCATGAGTTACTTCCGATGGTTTGACTTCTTGTATGAATTCTTTGCAAAAATGAGCAAAAGCTTTTGGTGCAAAACTATTATTATGCACCGTCCACGATTCTCCATTCAGCTCAGGGTCGTGACCATCATTATGTATCTCAATTTGATTGTCATTATTATCTGTGGCTTTCCAAGTTGCCCTCGATTTTAGAATCCATTCTCCATCCATCACTTGTTCAATTGAATCGTCAGCATAAGATTGCAGATATTCCTTAAATTTCATCATTTTCATTTTCCGTGTCTTAGATATTGCATACATCCAGTTACGGAATCCATTACTATGATAGGTTTGTTAGGATATTTTCTCGCCCAAGCTGTAATATATTGACCAACTTCATCTTCGCCAACATATGACTTGTACCTTCCGTACTTCTTTTTGCCAAGTAATGACCTTCCAAAAAGCTTTGGGTCTACACCAAACACATCTATACCACCAAATTTTTTCTTTATCAATCCTTTAGGTGGATTTCCTAAATCTAATGGTTTATCTCTATACGCCATACCACCAGTTGTTGTGGTTGGAGTATCTTCATCAAGTGCTCGTTGAATTCGTTTTAATGTAATGGGGTCGAATTCCAAATCTTCATTATACATCTTTTCAAACTGGTCAAAGAATTGTAACTCCAATTCTTCATCATCAATTCTATAGTCATCCGATTGTTCTTTAATGAGAAAAAGAGCAGCTCCATACGTTGCTATTTTCGACTTACCGCCAGGAACTTTACCCAATAGTTTCTTGATATTCCAAACAAGAGTATCAGAAAGAGTATAAGCATCCTTTTCTTTGGAACCTTCTAAGTTTCTTCTCTTTTTGAGAATCTTTCCATCTTTATCAATGATGCCTAATTTAAAAGCATCTGTCTTTTCAAAAGGAGTTACCAGTTTCTTTATGAACTGATAAACGAAATATATATTCCCAATCCCTGAAATTATTCCCATAATGCTATTCTATCTTTCTTAGTTCTTTGATAGTAGTTTCATTCAAAGGTATGTGATTTGTTTGAATGTCTGTGCCATCTATTCCTCTTATTACTGTGGGCAATCTATCTAAAAATATCAAAAATGGTTTGAGGATTGAATGAAATTTTTTCTCTACTCTAAAGAACAACATACGAGTTGCAGCTTCGTTCTCAAATACATTATAGATAACAATCAAATGATTAAGAATCAAAATAGTTCTCAATTCACCTGTATCAAGAAAACGATTGAAAAGTCGTTTGACATATTTAATTTTATTCAAATCTTCGTGAAACTCTTCGACTGAAGTGCATTGTCGATTGTCATAAAATTTCATAGCAAACATCATGTAGTTCTTATCATTCAAATCATCAAATAAATTCATCTATTCAAACCCCAATAACTATGTTATAGAACATCCTTGTCCACCAATAACGTGCCATTTACTATTTGTAAACAAAAGTGTTACTGTATCACCAGCATCAGCAAAGGCTATAGCATGTTGAACCGTAGCCGAAGCCGCAATAGTTCCAGTTCCACCACCATCGACAATCATCACAATTATCATAATTTGACCCTGTGTACCAGCTGCAAGTGTCAGAGCTTCTGCATCACCACCAGTTGTCAGATGACAAATCGATGCAGTAATAGGAATTGCTAATGAATCCGCGGCCGATGTAGATACCGTATCAGCAAATCCTATCCAAGTAGGAATCTTGTTGAATAAATTTGCAAGAGTAATCTTTTTAGTTTCCGAAGCAGAAGTATCGGAGATTAATGTAAGGTCAGCACTCGCAGTTGAAGTTAGAGCATTTAACTCCGATATTCTTTTATCAGCCATTGTCTTCTTCTTCTTTATCTAAATCGTTGACAACCACTTCTTTTTCTGGAAAAAGCGGTTTGGGTTCGTTATCTTCTGGTGGTTCTTCTATCTCTATCAGTTCGTTGCAAAGGAGAACCGCACCTCTTAGGGTGAGTAAGTCATCAGTTATCAATTTTAGATTTTTTTCAGTATTCAATTTCGTGTCTTGTAGATCATTGAATTTTTCAATCAAATCTGTTCGCTTTTGTTTAATTTTATCAAGTTCCATTTTAATTCACTTTCTTCTAATTAATCAAAATACCCCAAGCAGAAAATATCTGCTCAGAGTATCAATAATATTATAACTACGCTTTAGTCAATATGAGCGAAGTTGACACTGGAGCAACTCCACTAGATTCATCAGTAACTACCCATCCTCTTGTAGCTGTGTATACCATAGAAAAACTATCTCCAACATCCGTCAACGAAATGGAAGCACCACCGCTGAGTGTATCTGGAGTGACAATGGAAGCTCCACCGCCCGCAACATCATGAACAAAAGTTACAGTTTGTCCGGCTACGCCATCTGCGACTTCTGGACTTGTAGCAGTACTGGGCGTAGTAACTAGTACAAGACCGCCTGTCACTGTAAGAGCCGATGATGCTGATGTATATGCTTGAATACCAGTTCCACTATATCCGTAAAAACTTGGATTTTTGTTAAAAACGTTAGCAAGCGTAACTTTTTCGTTTGTTGGTGTCGTCGCGACGCTTGTGATAACGTGAGCCAAATCAGTTGAAGCCAGAGTAGTTGCGGCCGTCAATGCTGATACTTTCTTATCTGCCATTTTTTATCTCCTAAAAGGCCAGTGCTGGGACTCAGCACCTTTAGATTTATTTCTTAATTCGCTAAGGATCGGGGAAAAACATTCTCCCCAAAGGAAAATATCCTTAGACGATATTTTTTACGCCATTGTCAAAATGAGTGAGGTTGACACTGGAGCAACTCCACTAGCCATACCTGTAATAACCCAACCTCTTGTAGTTGTGAATACCATAGAAACACTGTCTCCTACATCTGTAAGTGAAACAGAAGCACCACCGCTAAGAGTACCTGGTGTGATAATAGAAGCGCCACCGCCCGCAACATCATGAACAAAAGTTACAGTTTGTCCTGCAACTCCATTTGCGAGTGCTGGTGTTGTAGCAGTACTGGGCGTAGTAACTAGTACAAGACCACCAGTTGCGGTAACAGCTGATGTTGCTGATGTATACGCTTGAATACCAGTTCCAGCGAAACCGATAAAAGTTGGCACTTTATTGAAAAAGTTCAAAAGTGTAATTTTTTTGTTTGTTGGATTTGTCGCAACGTCAGTAACAATGTGTGCTAAATCAGCTACTAGACCAGCTGTTGTC